GTGGTCTTCTAGATCTGGACCCTCAATATTGTCTTCAAGAGACTCTGATGAGAGTTCCCAGTCAAGACGAAGCTTGCGTGTTGTCAAAGAAACCTTTGAGAAAGTTGCAGCTGCGTTTGTGAATGATGCGTTTTCTGTTACGCTCACGTAGTCACGTGGGCTATCTTCAGAAGCGACAGTCATAATTCTTTGACCGACTGAAACACGATCAATTTCGGTTGTATTGCTACGCATACGGATTGTACGTGAAGCCTTTGCCAAAATAGTCGCATCCCACATGTAATCTAGGAAGCGGTTAGCCTGATCTGGATAGAGGAGACCAACACCGCTGAGGTTAGATGAATCGCCAGAAGCGTTCACTGCACCATTTGCGCCGAGATTAGTTGTATCAATTACTTTTTGTAATAGTTCATTACTCATTTTTTATTTCACCACCTTATTTTTTTTATTATTTAGTTAAGCTATTAACACCGAGGAAGTGTCCTTGCCATATACTTTTTTGGATTGTTTCTTGCTCTAATGATCCGTTAAGATCACTAGACTTCTTAACTGCAGTTGCTGATTCAAAACCATTCAACTTGTTATCAACATAGGTAATTTTACCGTACATTTCTGTAATTGTTTTGTTGATTTCTTCGTGCTTTGACTTAAGTTCATCAATAGACTTTGACATTTCCGCTCTTGTTTCCTCTACAATGCGATAAACATCCTGAACTGTTGCTGCATGTGTTGCATAATTCTTTTCAATAGAATCATTAAAGAAGGTCTTAAGGTCGCTTACCATCTTTGTGAAATCAAGTGTATCCTCAACCTCTGAAATAGCAACAGCCTTTTCGATTGCCTCTCCTGCGTCAACTGCTGGTGCTTCAGTAACTTCCGCTACTTCTTCAACAACTGGAGTTTCAACTTCAGTAACTTCTAGAGCTACTTCTGCTTGTGTTTCTTCTGTCATTTCATTTCCTCCTTCATTCTTCTTTATTGTCGCTACATTAACATCAATGAGCGAAACCTTTTTGTTTTGATCTGGATATAGATTAATTGCTGTTGTGCTATCAATCACATTATCGGAATCATGAGTAGTTGCTTCATGCATTGGGCCTGGAGCATCATCTTTCTTAAAATAAGAATCAATTACTTTTTCAATTGCTTCAAACTTTTCTGTATCTGCTTGCTCAACCCAACCAACATTTGTCATTGAATCTCCACAAACTGAACAATTTTTTACAATTTCTATTGATGTTGAAGCAACTTCATCTTCTTTACACCAGAATACATTTTCCAACTTCATTGCTTTTGCCATCTTTTGAATAGAAAAGAAATTTGCAAGTGGGTTTGCTGGTGAATCTACTAAACTTAATTCATGTAGGTCATAATTATGAATGACTCTACGCTCATCAGACCCGTCGTCTGATTTTTCCATTTTTGCATCTACAATGTTTCCGCCAATTGAAAAGCCTGAATATGTTCCATCAAGAACTTTTTCCCATGCATCTTGTGCGCCTTTTGATATATAAGCAGTTACGTAAACACCGCTGTACTTTTTACCAGTACCTTTTTCAAAAAAAGAATCTTCTTTAAAATCAATCATTTTACCTACAGCAGAAGGACCGTGCATTTCACGAATATTTCCTCTAAAGTTTTCAAATGCTTTCTTACTTGCTTCAGCAGTTACAATATCACCATGACGATCTACGTTATCTAGTGATGCAAATCCAGATACGGTTCTTTTCTCTCTATTAACCTTTGCAATAGGAAAGGATAGAGCCATTGATGATTCACTGTTTTGCCAGTACGTTTTCTGTAGTTCCATATGTATTTAAATAATAGCAGTGTTTATAATTAACTCATAATTTGCAGCCGTTATTATTGTACTTTTTTACCCTCACCTTTTGGATTTCTCCCGCCACCTTGTTTATCTGGTGCATTAAGATTTCTTTGAGTATCACGTTCTCTATTGCCATCCATTCTTACATCTGCGGCCTGTTGTGGCTTTAGATCTAATGGTTCGTCTCCGCCTTCAATTGGAGCCAAGCCTTTTCTAGAACGAACTTCATTTGGAAGGATAACCTTGTCTTTGAGGTAAGTATCATCAATTCTTGCCATGGTCTCTTCATCTGTAAGAGACAATTCTTCAAATCTAAGCAGGAATGCATCTGTAAATTCAGCAATAATCTTATTAAGTTTATGCTCAAGTTCTTCTTGCATTGGACGACATACCTGCTCTTTAAATGTCTTATCTGCATCTTTAGCGTTTGCTAATGAGACTCCTTGTGGCATACCGATCTTAGAAATTGGTACACGATGAGATATAAGAATACGATCTCTATTTTCTACTGAATAGTTGTTGAATGAGGAATCTTGGATTCCCGCCTCAACTGGCTCCATGTTGAATTCTACACGGGAGTTCTCTCCGTCTGATGGAAGAGGAATGTATAGGGTTCTATGATTGCGACCTTTAAGTCCTGTCTGGAAAAATTCAAGAAGCTTGCGCTCTGAATCTGCTGTAAGCTTTGCGCCTTTTACAGTAATAATGTAGCGGGGAACGGCTTTGTTTTCAAAGTAATCTAGGTTGAATCTCTGTGCAAATTCATCTCCAGCAACTGCGTTCTTTGCAGAAAGAATGTCTGGTACTCCGTAGTATGTATTTGAAGGAGTAAACTTTTTAAAGTGAATAACTTCGTTTGGTTGTGGATCTGTTCCAATTTGATCTGGAGTTTCTGTATCTCCAAAATTTCTAAAGAATGTGTAGCGGTTATAAACTACCTGCACAAAGCCATCACGGTGGCGTCTAATACGCATAGTTGTTGTTGGAATATGGCCTATATAGCCAATCTTACCTGTTGCTGTTCTTCCAACTTCAAGATATGCATTTCCAGTTGCTTCTAAATCTGTGTAAGCCTTTTTCATTGTTTCTGAAAAAGAATCATCTGAGTTCATTGATTCAAGATATTCACGCAAATCTACTTTTGCAGATTCAATCTTTGTGCGTAATCTATCAAGCTTTTTTGGATCATCAATAACGTCTTGTACCTTTTGTGTAACTTTGTATGTCTCTTCAAACTTATATCCTAGCCCAATTACGTTTGCGACTTTAGCGTTTACCGCTGAGTGGTGATATGGAGATATGTCGTAAAGTTGTGATAAGTAAAGCATATTGAATGGCGGTTGAACAATCTGAAATAATGAATAGCCTGTAAGGTCAAGTGGATCAAGCTTCTTAGACTTTGCATCGTCTATACCAGTAAATGACTTTTCTAGTCTGTTGGCTTGTCTACGGATGTTTGGGTTAAGCCCGTCCATTTTCTTAATGTCGTCCCAAGATTTAGCAAAAGGATCATCAAAAGACTCTGAGGCAGAGTTACCCATACCAAAGTCTATATTGGACTTTACTTGAATTTGGCTGTCTTCATCATCATTTAACACTGTTACTTTGTGGTCTATCATCCTAATTTCATCTCCCGCATCTCTTTAACATATTCCATCATTGCTGGCATATCTTTTGAATCTGGCACAAGGCCTAAATCCGATCTAGACTTCTGCTCTTCAAGCTCTTCATCTGTCACTGTTCTGTGACCAGAGAAAAATATTGGTGTTCCTTCTGTAAGGCCATAATGCCTTGCTACTTCTTTAATCTTTTTAATCTGTCTAATGTCACCTCTGAGTGACGGTATACAAAGATATCCACCTTCATCGTCCATAACTAGTGATTCATCCTCCATTTGCCACATATATAGCCCCCAGTTAACTTCTTCAACTGGTGTTATCTTCATCTTTCCCATTTATTTGTTTCCTTTTTTGATGTTGCATAAAGCGTGTGTAGGTCTAACATTTTCAATAATGTCAGATCCACCTTTTGATATTGGAATTAAATGGTCAATATGTAAACCGTTTTGCCAACCCTTTAAACCTACTCTTCTTTGAGCTTTTAAATCTATTTTTTTGTTACAAACATAGCAGTCAGATCCATAAGTATTTAAAACTTCTTCTTCAGTATATCTTAAAAAACCATTATTGTATACTCTTGCTCTGCGTCTTCTAGACATTTCTGCAATTTTAATAGAATTTTTTGAATTCCATTTTCTCTTAGCCGCTTTTTCTTTATCTGGATTATCAATTCTATACTGTCTAGATCTTTCATTACAAGCTATTCTACAAGCATCACAGATTTCTTCACCATGATTTCTATGGTATTTAAAACCCGCATAGGTTCCGCATTTGGTTTTTACTTTAGATTGCATAATACCTATAATACCATTTCGTTTAGTTAAAGCCTAATAAATGTACGACTGACTGCCATTTTAATATACATGCGGACGGGCAATAACAGATTGCCCGCCATTTATTGAAGTAGTAGCGCTTCCTAATTCTACAATTGATCCAAATGAAGTTCCATCGTTTACAGAGCTTGTTAAAGATGTTAAATAAGTTAAGTATCTATCTGATATTTCTGCTGCAGATTCTTCTGTAGAATATACTACTATATACCCATAAGAAGCGTCTAGTGGGGTCTTAGAGCCATTATAAGCCCCGTTTATATATATAGTTCCAGACCTTGCTGTGGAATAGGTTACAAAGCAATGATAGGGTTGATCTGTCATTATGGCATATTCTGTAGCTGTTACATCAATTCCATTAATATAAACTTTTCCACCACCTGGCAGATTCTTTTTTAGCACTCCGCCTTCTAAATACAAGTGTGGAGTGCCCGTGCCTGAATCATACAAAGCCCCTCCTGCACCATTTGTTCTAAACCAGAACTCAACAGACTTATAAGTTGTAGCGTTATTACTTAATATCTTTGCTACTCCTGGAGTTCCTCCTGAAGTTTGTGCAACAAAAGTAACTCCCAGGTTTCTTGATCTTGAAATAATGTTTACTTCATCTTTACTAAGGGTGTAGGTACCAATATGAGGGGTCATATAAAAACCTCCCGCATCAGCAATAATGTTAATATTTTTATATAGATAGATTGATAGGTTATCTATTCTGGGTTGAAGCGCTAAAGATGTGTCTGGAGAATATAATTCAGCCTTAATAAGCAAGTTAGAAGAATTTGAGTCTATTGCTGTTTGTAAGAAATATGGGACAACTCTGTTATTTTGAACTTCATAATAAGTAGTCCCGCCATCATATGATGCAGAAACTTTTACATATTCTGCGCCAGAAACTAATGATTCGGGTGAAGCAGTTTCCCAAGATATATCTGCTCCTACAAAATTGTCATATGCAGGGATTGGAAGGCTATAATACCAAATACCTAATGCCGATGCTGAAGCAGTAGTTGTAGACAAAGTAATTCCAACTTTGTTGTTTTGTGCGCTAGCATATGTTAAATAATGGGATCCTGAATTATAATCGTCTATACTTCTTAATTCTTTTTTAACTGCGTACATGCTTTCTTTTCTTCTTATATCAAGCATAAAAGCATCGCCTTGCTGAGAATATTGCTCTGGCTTATTATCTTTACTCATCCACGATATATGAAAGTTTATTTCATCAGATGTAAGGTTTCTGTCATAAACTGCAAGATCACTTACAGTAAATGATTTACCAGTCGGGGCGGGTCCTACAATGGCATATACATCTCCTGGAGTTGTTTCTTTAAAAGTAAATCTATTATTTAATTCAACGTTTTCATCAGACGACCCATTTATATAAATAGCAATGTTTTTATTTGAATATACTGCAAAAATATGCAATTTCTCATCAAGCTTTTGAATCTGCTTTTTTGTAGTATGCGTAATTGCATTGCCTGTAATTGAATCAATTCCTTTTAGGGTTAAGTATATTGTGTCTCCCTGTTTATACAGGTCTAGCACATCAATAAGTCCAATTGACTTAACACTGAAAAGATTTACTGATTCCGCCCAATTATCGTCAAATGCCACTACAAACTCTACGCCAAATGTCTTGCCTTCTGTTCCTTTATAAAACATTTTGTAAGGGTCCCCGTTATTATGTATCATAATTTCAGAGGTATCAAAGATTTTACAACTTGCTATATCAGAGTCTGTAAAGTCTTTTGTAACAAGAGGTAAAACATCTGTAAAAAGCGGGTTTCCCAAAGAAAACGAAGCATGGTTATTTACTGGAGCAATGTCTTCTAGCATTGCTGATCCAAGATCTAATCCATAGTTTGCTTGTGCTTCTGCATACTCAGCATATGTAGCATAATTTATAAGCAAGGTAGCGTAGGTGCTTACAGTAGATATACCACTTAAAGGCCAGTACGATATAGGGTCATCTCTTAAGACCGCTTGCTTATAAGACATTTAGGTGCCTCCTATTTATATTTTACAGTATAACACTACTAGTTATTTGCTGTATTTTTTAATTAGATAATGCTGCTATTTCTTCGCCAGTCAAACCAAGCGCCTGAAGCTTTGCTTGTGCTGATAACTTAGCATCTGCCTTTGCAGCCTCTGCTGCTTCACGTTCTGATTTTTCAATAGCGGCAGCCTGTGCATCTACTG